CCATGGCTAAAAAGTGATAACGAACTTATCGGGTGCAGGCCATCCCTTGCAGGAGTTGTAGACGGTCATCCCTTCCCGCTTTCCAATCCAATGCTCGGCCTGCCAGCGGTGTTCACGCACGGGTTCTCCGAGTTCCCGCACATGGCTTGACTTGGCCCACCAAAAAGTCCCCGCAAAGTAGGGGTAGCCGTCGGGGTTGTTGTGGTCAGCGATTTGGGGGAACTCTTCCTTGGTCAGCCAGTATGCTCCGACCGCATCCACCTTTTCAAGTTCTGCAAGGCAGCGTTCCCAAGCGACGATGTTAAAGAATATCATGGACCTGCACCAAAGTTGGTTGATGAGGGACGGGTCGGAACTGCCTTTGGTGTGAGCGTACAGGTAGGCTGCATCCTCGGTTTGCGATGCCTTGTACATCTCGGTGAGGGTCGCTTGTTCCCATGCGTTTGTCCGAGTGACAACCACCTTGACCTTTGCCGCCACAAGCGAGTTGTCCAAGATTTCCTTGACGAGTTTCCGCTGCTCTGGTGGACCGACGATGCCGACACGAATCTCGTCCAACCGCTCAATCAGCCCGTAGTTGCAAAGGGCCATCATGTGTTGGTGCATTATCAACTGCCATTGGCCGCCGCCGCCGCAGTAGATGTGGTAGTAGTGGATGAGTTTCATTGGGATTTAAGGTCTTGTTTTTGCATATAACCGCAATCCTTGCAGGTCCGCAGTTGAATGGTTTTAAAATGATTAACTAATTTGCCATTAATAAGGGTGCCCATTTCAACGGATTGTTGCTCCCATTTTGTCCAATTATGGCCAAAAAAACAAGGATTAAATTTGATTTTTAGTTTCATTGCATGAGGAGGGTTAAGATGCAGCCGACAAACACCAAGGCCAGCACGACCCGACCGATGGCGAGGGCAAGGTCAAGGAGGGATTCAAGGTTCATGCCCCAAAGTTACACCACCAAGTACTTCCCCGAATTGCTTACGGCCAATTTGTTGAGGGCCACATAGCGCAGGGCATCGCAGGCGTGGTTGTACGAATCTATCGGGACCCCCGTGTCCTTGCCATCCTTGTCGGTGGCCCAAGTGTACGATCGGAGTTCCTTAATCAGGTTGGTGGAATCTTTCGTGACATGAAGGTTGAACCGCTTCACGATGTCAATGCCCTGCCTAACGCTATCGGGTCCCTTGGATGCGGGCTTGATATTGAATCCGAGGCGGTAGATTTCCTCGATGCTCTTGGGTTCTGCCGAATCGGCCACAATCTCCCAAGCCCTTGTAATCCCAAACTCCTTCAAGCGGGTGGCGATATCGCTATTGGTCAGCCCCCGATGGTAGAGCAGTTCGTGAACGAATAAGTCGTCCCCCCTGCGGTACACGGCGACCAATGCCGTAGGGTCGTTGCTGAACCCCCAGTCGAGCCCGTAGGCGACGAATTTCATCGTGGATGGGTCTATACCCTCAACCACCGTGTAATCCCCGTAAATCGCCCCTTGGAGCGTTCCTACCTGACCCAACCCGTACACCTTCCACCAGTTGGCCCAGTAGGCACTCGTTTCGGCCTTGGTGCGGTTCAGTTCGATGTCATTCCGAATAGTATCGGGAAGCGCCTCGTTGTCTTGGTAGGTCAGGATAAGGAACTCCGCATCCGTTTCGGGAAGGACCTCGGTGTGCGCCCAAAATTCGTGGGTGGGGTTGAAGTCAATGTAGATTTCCTGCGATGTACGAATCGCCAACTGGTAGTAGGAATCGAAGTCGATGTTGTTCGCCTCGTTGATGTAAAGTATCTGCCTCCTTGCCCCTCGGAGGCGTGCTTCCGAATCGGCCGAAAAGAACTCAATCGTGGAACCGTTGGCGAAGTTGTACTGGAGCAGGGTCTTGTTCCAGCGGTCGGGAACCCAACGGTGGGTCCATTGCATAATCTTGGCGAAGTCCTTGATGGCTCCCCGTCGTAGGTGAGGGACGGATTCGGACACCACCGAAATCTCCGACTTGGGATGGCGGGCCGCATGGTCAATCAGCACCGCAAGGATGCCGAAGGTTTTGGACGCACTTGTGCCACCTTGTATCACCTTCTTCCGAGCGGTCATCGCCCGAATTTTGCGGATGGCGGTGGTGTACTGGAACATCATTTTGTTGGCGTCAACGAAATGGTTTTGCGGCCATGGCAGGATTTGAACCTGCAAAAACCCCTATTTCGGGGCGTGTGTGCCTTCCACCACATAGCCGTGTAGTCAGGACAGGACTTGAACCTGTATGTTTACTCGTTTAGGCAATCAGACGAACAACTCTGGACCACTTAACTTTCAACGGTCTGCGTCTACCAATTCCGCCACCTGACTGACACAAAGATACGGGCCTTTCATACACCCGCACCACTACTCCCCAAAAAGCGGCTGCTCGATGGTGACGCTCGTTTCCTGTTTTTCTACAAGACCGTTCAACCGCTGCGTGATGGAGGGGTTGTAGAACGAGAGCAGGCCGCCAATGATTTGGTCCTCTCGGATTTCCTCCCGAATCGCACGGCAGATAACCACGAAGTCCTCATAATATCCGTCCTTGTTGTCAAAGTACTGCTGAACATCCCCGTAATTATTGCGGCAAAACCGCTTAAACCCCTCCAAGGTCAGCGGCACTTTGGCGGGGTCTTCCTTCTTCAACCCGTCCTTCCCGACATACTGCACCCGCTTCCATTGTTCGCCTTGGACCTTCACATCCTCCTTGAAGGCGGCCCATGCTTTTCCAAGGTCTTCGGGGGTCTTGAATATCCTAGTTGGGTGCATCAGTATTCTATTTTATCAATCAGTTCGTCAATCTTGTCCACAATCTTCATCTTGACCGCAAAGGCGTTCGGCGAGTTGGATTCTTCCACCGCACCAATGCAGTCGCAGAGGGTCGTGATGACCATCATGAGCGAGTCCATGCGGGCCTGCACCTGGGCTTCGGGGTCAGCCTTCGTTGAGTTCGCCAAGTTCCCGAAGTTTATTCCTGCTCCAGCCAAGGGCCGCTTTGCCACCCCAAAGGAGGTAACTGATGTAGCCGCAGTCGCTGGAACTGTCAGCGTTGTCGTAGTAGGTTTCAGCCCGTGAAAGGTAGGAGTGCATCCGCTTAACCGTTGCAAGGGATACCCCCTCCCCGTTGGCGAGTTGCTGGGCACGGACTTTACCCGTCTGCGTGGCGCACTTGTTGCCGTTCCGCTCGTTGAGTTCAATCCCCCGCTTGGCGTTATTGCGGACACCTTCGCCGTAGTCGGCATAGGTTTCAAACTGTTCACGGATTGGGGTTGTTGATGGCATGGGTAACGGTGTGCTGGTTGGCTTCGGCGAATTGGTCCGCCTCTTGGTAAATGTATTGGAGGGCCGATTTTACGCAGTCAGCGCACCACCAATTCGTGTTGGGTCTGCCATGGGCGACGAGGATGGTCTGCAAGTCGTGGACCGCTTCGGGGGAGAGCCGCATGAAAAGGGCGGCTTGGTACTGGTCCCAATAATGGCGGTGTTTTTGAGCCGTGAGGTATTCCGCTTGGGTCATAGTAGGGTCAGTTGCTTGGGTTGCTCCTGCACTTGTTTGGAGCGTGCTTCAATGCGTTTCTCGGATATAGCGATGTACTCCGCCTCCCGTTCAATCCCGATGTATTGGAAGCCTTCCAAGACCGCAGCGCATCCCGTGGAGCCCGACCCGTTGAAGGGGTCCAATACGATTCCGTTTGGCGGTGTTACGAGGCGGCAGAGGTAGCGCATGAGGTCGGTGGGCTTGACGGTGGGGTGGTGGTTTTCGCCCCTATCCGCTTTACTTGCCTTGGCGCAGTAGAAGAAGCGGGCCGAATCTTTGAGCAGGTCGGTGGCTTCCTCGCTTCCATCGTGGATGAAGTTGGCGGGCCAGCGGCCATCGGTGTTCGCCCACGCTCCGCCCCCCATCCCCGCACCATAGACTGCGTTGCCGTGATTGGCCGCATAAACAGGTTTCTCGCCGCCAGTTTCGCTCCCGTCTCGCACCCGACACCCGTCAATGTTTAGCGCCCCCGTCCCGTGTTGCAGGACATTCTCGGCCACCGTTCCGACCAGCGGCTTGCGGGCCACGGTTATAGGCTCCAACGCAGGCTTGAGGGCAGTCCCCCAGCCTTGCCATTGCTTGGCGGCATCGGTGGAAGGGGCGGTGATGTTAAATTCGTGCTTTGTGGATTGCTCCAACCCCTGTGCCGAAACAGCGCAAGCGATGCTTTGCTTGGTTGTGTCAACCCCGACACGCTTCCCCACCACCTCACGCTCGGCTTCTATGCGGTCAACAAGTTCATCAACCCAAGCTGGAATAAGGCCGCATAAAGGTCGAAGTTTTCCCCACAACGCACGGGTAGGAATCGCTGGCTGACTTTTGTCGGTCAAATAATGCGAACCCATAAAGGTCCCTGTTGCGTCATTGATTTGTTTTGCAGATAGCCCCGTTGTGCGCATCCACTCGGTAAACTTGTGCAACCTTCCTACCTCGCCATTGTTCTTATCAATCGCCTTGCTCACATCCAACGACTTCGGGAACCCCGACCCGTACACCCACGCAATCATATCCCGAATCTCAAAGCCCGCATCCTCAATCCTTACCGCCATGCGGTGCTGCGTCCTCGTCCCCGCAAAGGCCAGCAGATGACCCCCAGGCTTCAAGACCCGAAGGCACTCCACCCAAACATCAACGCTTGGCACATCGTAGTCCCACTTCTTGCCCATAAATGACAACCCATATGGCGGGTCGGTAACGATTGAATCCACGCTGCAATCGGGCATGGACCGCAACACTTCAAGGCAATCGCCGTGGTGCAGTTGGTGGGTCATCGGTTGGTCAGTTGCAGGATGATAACGGTTAACCCCGCCGAGGCGAGGCCGTAAACAGGGGCGAGAACCCAACCGCAGGTGGGCAGGGTCAGGGCCACCGCCACCCAAAAAGTGAGGCAAGTCACGCAGGAGAACGGCTTGTGTCTTGCGAACCAGGTCTTGTACCAAGCCTGCGGCAGGACATGGTACTCCGCAATAGCGAGGGCGGTCAAACTGCTAATCAGCAGGGGAAATATCAGCGTGTCCATGGGATTGAATGGCGGCCTTGATTTTGGCCTTGGCTTGGTCGATTGAGTAAATGATGGAGCGGTACGGGATGCCCGTGTCACGGGACAACTTCTTCATGTTCCCTGTTCGCAGATGGAGGCGCAGCAGTTCCTTGTCATACGGGAACGCCCCATCCTTGGCCCAAGTGTCCATCTCGGCTTCGGCAATGGCCCACAGGTCGTCCATGAGGGAATCGTACTCGGATTGGGGGATAGGCGAATCGGGGTCCAGTTCCTCCAGCAAATCGTGGTGGCGGTACTTTTGGGCGAATTGGTTGTTCTTGCCTCGGTAAAGGTTCAGCAGCAGGCGGACCACATAGAACTTGAAATACCCCTGCCCTTGGATTTGCAGAATCTTGGCGGGGTCTTTCTCCAGTAGAATCAGCACGCACTCCTGTTCCAAATCTCGCCAAAGCGGGTCGCCCCCCGTGATGGTGAGGCAGGCTTTGCGGATTTCGCCCGTGCGGTAGAGGTCCAGTATCGTTTGTTCTGCGGATGCCATGCACAAAGATTGCAAAAAAAAGGGGTCAGCGGTTAGGCCGACCCTGTCCGAATCTCACGGATTTGCCGATTATCGTAGGCTCACCGACGACCTAAGGCGCACTTAGTCAGAGGTGTAGGGGTGATTACCTGTTTGCAAATTCTGCCTTGTTATGTGCAAAACTTGTGTACGAAGGAATTTGAGTTGAGGTGTAGAGCGGGAATCCTGCACATGGGTGACAAGGTTGTGAATGATAGTGGCATGGTCCCGATTGAGTTCTATGGCGATGTTCTTGTAGGTAAACAGGAACTCCGAGTAGGCGATGTCTGCAATGATGCTCCTTGCGATTACCAACGGCCGAAGCCTGCTTTTGGAATAAATATTCTCAATCGGAATCCCAAGGACTTCGCTGGTTGCCTCGGCAATGACCCGAATGATATGCAGGTTGCTGGGGCGTTTCTTGGTTGGAACTCGCAGGTCGTTTGCAAGGCAGTAGGTCCGAATGATATCGGGCAGTTCGTTCATAAATGCCTCGCCGTACTTGGCGGCATAGCGTTCTAATTTGGTCTGCATGGCTTAAACAATTTCGGGAATAGGCATCCAATAGTTGACTTCGCTAGTAAACCAAGCATGATTCTCGGAGTGCCACTTACCAGTGTACGCATCACGCCAAGCAACGATTTGCAGTCCTTCAATATCGGTAATTAGGACGGGTTCGTCAAATTCGGGCATTTGGTCTTGGGGTCTTATCCAGGGCATGGCTTAGGCGTTTTTGGCTTGGAGGATGCGACCGAGCAAAGTCCAGTTCACGGACCACGGCTTGATGGTTTCGGAGCGGTCGGGGCGGGAGCAGTTCACGCACTCCTTGCGGATGTGGATTTGCCAGCGGCGGAAATCGGTGGGGGTTGGTTTCATGGGTTAGGGGGTTGGGGAAGGAAAACTGGACAAATAAACGAGTTATCCTCATGCTAAAATAACTCCGTGCATAATGACAAAGTATAGTTTATTCGGTTCAGCCCCCCATTCAGGATTGCCAGTTCTTATTTCGATTCCTTTGTGTTCAAGTTTTAAAATACGCTCTGTATCAGTTGATTTTGGGTAGCCTAAAGTCATTAAGTTTACTTTGTAATTTGTTTGATTTAAGGTATATCCAACTCCATCAGTATCGCAAAAATCAGGTTGAATATAAGCCTCCATTGCCCAAGTAATAGGTGTTCCAAATCGTTTTGACCAGTATGGGCTTAACTCTCTGTAATCTTCTGTTTTTGTCCCTGCTTTAGTCATTTCAAACCATTTAGTTTTTAGCGAAAGTCGTAAGCACGAAGGCATAACAGCACCTACCAAAAAGGTCGGGGTTGGCTTCATGGGTTAGGGGTTGGGGGTTGTTATTTATTGCGTAGGCTACCAGACGAACCTTTTAATTCATATCCAATTTCTTTTGCCGCTTTATGTAATGGAGTCCAATGGTGGGAATTATCACACTCATCCCATAGTTTTTGTAACCTTTCGGCAAGTACTTCTTTTGGTTCTTCTATTGGCTCAATCGTTACTTTAAACTTGTGAATGCGTACCATTCCGTTAAAACAACTTGCATCTTTCTGTCGCAAATTGGATTCATCGTAAGCACTAATCTTTTTAAATGTTTCAAAGCAAATAGTGCCATTTTGTTCCTTTGATTTGATTTTTGTCATCACTTTGGGTTTATGGTTTGGAAAAGTGTGTACTTCCCGCATTTTGCGGTTATGTTTTTTACCTGCGGGCCGAATCCGTTGCTTCGGGATAGCACATACTCGCAGGCATGCCCCTTGGGCCTCACCTCAATCACCTTCCAAGGGCGGTTGTTGGTGCAGGCGGTCAGCAGCAGAAGGAGCAGTAAGCGGTGCATGGGTCAATCCTCTATTTTAAATGATCC